ACGGTCTGTAGGGGCATATGTCAACCAAAAGTTCGCATACCCTAGCGTTTTGCTTGGGTACTATGCGTACCATCCGAGTTCTTCACCGATCTCTTCTCGGACCGCCGTGTCCGTGATCTCACCAAAGCACTCATCTGTACCGATAGCATCCATCATGCTCATCACTATCGGATAGGACAAACCATGCTTCTTGGCGAGGTCAACTATGTCTGCGACCAGGGCATTGCCTGCGTCTGTAAACATTCCGTAGTCTTTCATCTTCTATTCCCTTTCTAAGATTTCTGCAACGTTTTGGTCTATCAACTTGTCCTGGGCTTTCTGTGCACTCTTTGCAAACTGCCTGGTCACATGAATCAGTTCATCAAAAGCCCTCATCTCATCCATATTTAGCATTTTCAGGAATTTTGTAGCACCTTGCTCGTCCATCGCGTCCATGATCTGCTCTAAAGCTGAGAGGGTATTCTGGCACATGCAGTAGGACATATTGGGATAGTCTTTCATCTTTTGCTCCTTTTTTGATCTTCCATGTTCTTATGATACGGCATAGGGGCTGCTATGTCAACCAAAAGTTTGAGTACCCGAGCATGGCGCTTGGTTACTTGGTAGGTGAGTACTCACCAACATTCAGTACTCTGTTCACGAATTTGTGTTCTAGGATGATGCGATCTCGCACCTCGCCATATACCTTGATCTGTTCGTCCAGGGTAATATGGTGAGATACCTCGCCCCCGTACTTGACTCGGCTCAGGTTAACCGTGCCCGAGATGGGGAACAGTCCCATGTAAAGACCGTTCACCCTCATGCCTTCTAGATTCCAATTCATTATCTATTCTCCATAGATAAAACTCTTAGTCACTTCCTTCGTTTTAGGACACTCGAAGGTCACTACATCTCGCCCCTCAAAATCTTCCTCGATGTTAAGAGTCTTGATTTGAAAGGGGAGATGTTTCTCACCACAGGATTTACATATGGGACCTGTCCAAACCATTGTGCTTCTGTTCTTTCTCATAATATCTCCTAATCTAATTGCTCGCCTTCTTCACCTTCCAATATTTCGTAGAAATCGAACTTGCGGTCTTTCATTCTTTCGTCTCCGTACTCTTCAGCTTTCTCGTACGACAAAAACCAACGTGCCGACCAGCAATCATATCCTTCGTAGCAATTTCCAAACATTACTATAAACACTTTCATAATATTCTCTCCTTAACATATACCTAATTCACGTCCAGCATCTAGTACATCAACACCTTCGTCTAACCGAAATCCATCCGGGAATAAACCATCATCATCCGATGCTACTACGTAAACACCATCATCTGCAGCATACTCTAAGTCTACGTCACCTCGAGAATAATAATCAAAGCACCAACCTACACCATAATCTACTGCCTCTGAATACGATCCAAAAACACCTATTACTCGCGACTCATCTCCATCGTAGTAATCAGAACCGCATATAAAATGACCAACTAAAAATACTCGCATGATAATCTCCTATTGCTAGGAGACTATCTCCTAGCCTATTCTATTTTACATAAACCTTAATCAACGCACCCAACTCACAAGCTAGCTTGCCGATTCGATCTTCGATCTTGTCTGCATCTGAAACTTCTTCAATTTTCATTTTCTTCAGACGCTTCAAAATCTCCAGAGCCGCTTGGCTCATTGCTTCCTTGTTCTTACTCATCTACTCTCCTTTGCTGTTGTCCATGTTCTTATATTACGGCCAAGTGTCCATTCTGTCAAGGAAAAGATGCAGTAACCGAGCATTGCGCTCGGTTATTTTGTTGGTGAGTACTCACCTACAACTAGCACAGGTCCCTATCTCAGGGGCTGGCTAGGCTATATAGAAGATCTAGGATCCTGCGCTAGGGGCTCTCAAGGGGACTAGGTCGACTCATACATCGTATTCAAGCGATCTAGCTCTTTTCTGTAGAACTCTCTGGTGTAGCCATCGTTATATGGTGAATCAATTTCCATATGGCACTTGGCCTTAGATAATGAAATATCATCAGGATACGTAGGTTTAATCTCCCTATCTCCCATGTAATCTTCTAGACCAACGATTAACTTATAGATTCCTAGTTTATCTAAAAAGAAATCATATGTTGATCGATCAATTTCTGCACCATCCTTAAACTGAATGCCAGTTAGTTCAATTGAATAAGTGCCCTTTGGCTTGAACACTTCTACCACATCAAGGACTAACTTATAATCTGGCCTATCAGTAATCACGTAAGTCTTGCCTAGCTTAGTTTCTAATTCCCTAACCCTATCTTCCAAGACGGAAATGGCAGTATGGATATGGCCTGTATCGTGTGGTTGTAGTCTTAACTTTAAAACTTCTATTTCTTTTCTTAAAAAATCAAGAGTATTCATATAAATCCTATGTTAATCCGTATGTGGTGGTAGATCGTACTCTTCATCCCCTGGTGCGGGGTTCCTTACTTTAGAATGGAATATCATCATTAGTCGTTGGGTAGTAACCCTGTGCTTCCGGCGTATTCGCGTATGCTGTCTGAACCTCGACGTAGATATTATTATACCCAGCAGCATCTAGGAATGTCTGCAATCTAGTTGCGACATCTTCAGATGACTTAGGATTATCGAAGTTAATATTCAATGACATGATATCATCAGATGTATCAGCATCACGTCGATTATAACTTAGATCAAATCGTACATTATCTTTCATAATATATCCTTAGATTATTTAACAGTATATCCCGCAAACATGATTACGAGAATAGATATAAACATTATAGAATAACACGAGCGATAAAAATACTTTACCAATCGGTCTCTATAGTTGATGCGTAGCGATCTTGTTCCACCGCTGCTAAACCTAGTAGTACTGCCACCATCAGTGCGCTCAACGACACCTCCAGGTATGAGTACACGCTCGCCGTTATGCTTGAGAGATACAATAACTTCGCTGTCAGAGACATTATCTTTTCCTTTCTTAGGCATTATTCATTTCCAATATCAAATCTGAGTACTCTATCCTACGAGCGGGATACGTAATCTCGCCGTCGTACTCTTCTTGGTCCCTCTCGAACATAGTCTTAACACCACATTCTTCCAGACCATAACCAATGACGTACTGCTCGGAATAGTTATCCCGCCATTCGATTTCGTCGCGAAGCTGATCCACGATCTTATCGAGCCTCGCTGTTTCTGGGACATTGACGACGATAAATTCTTCGCCACCTTTGTTTTTCCAATGCTGCGGACAATTACCTTGTCCGTCCCAATTATGGGCACCATAGTTTTCTCTGTATTGCGTCTCAATTATTAGGTCCTTTACCATTAGAAAAGCCTCCAGAAGTCACCCGTACCTAGGGTCCATACTAAAAATAAGATCACTGCAACTGGGATTGCTGCGATCGACATAATTAAAGTGTCTTTGTTCTTCATCATATCTTAAGTATAAGGCCTAGTGGTACCTATGTCAACCGTTTTCTGGAGTAACCCTTCAGCATGCTCGGATACTAGCGACCCGCCAGCATCGCATTAGCAGCCTTGGCCTGCGGTGCATACTTCTGAGCTGTATACTGGGTACATACTACATCGTCCATATTCTTACCTACCTGCTCAATCGACGTACAGATATACTGGCTCTTACTCAAAACTAATTTGCTAGTATAGATATCAAATGCTACAAATGCTGCCGCGCATGATACTACGATACCTACAACTGCCAAAGTATTAATAACCAACCGGCCTTTACTCTGCTCTTGATCTTCCATTATCTTTTCCTAGATTAAATCAACCTGAACTTCGCAACCCGACCAATTACCCGTCAAACCGATGGGCTTGGTCACCTCCACCCTTCGCATCACTGCTAGGGAATTAATTGCTTGCCAGACAGCTACACGCTGGTCTCGCAAGCCAAACTTGCAATCATTCACGTCTTTAGGAGTGATGCCATTAATCATGACACCATTTAGGATCACCCGAAACTTCTGTGAGTTTCTAAAACCGTCGATAATGGTCTTCGTTCGCATATTAGGCTCCGTAGTATACTGCGCGTTTTGCTTGCTTCAACGATTCTTCGAACTTGCGCATATTCTCTTCCTCTTCCTTGAGGGCGGTTGAGAGATGAAACTCAAACTTGCTACCTAAAGAATTCTTGGAACCAAAAACCACAATTGATTCTGCCAGGGTCTTGATCTGAGCATCATCCAATTCTAAAAAGTCGCCAACTAAATCTACCATCGTACGCATTATGCTACCTCTTTCATATTAATCTTTACGAAACCGATATTATCAACTACGTGAGTCACACCCGTTTCTAAATTCTCAAGAATGTCACCTACTGATACTGAGCGCATATCTCCGACAACTTCGATCTTATTCTTAGCCCATATATTACCGATGGTGAATGCTTGCTCTAAGTCGCTTGCTTCGATGAGTCCTACTAACTCATACTCATCAGAAATCGCCTCAATCTCGAGGGGATTCATAAAATACATATCTCGGATCTTAGGATTGTCCTCAGGGATTTGGTAAACTGCAAATTTGCTTTTGCTCATTTCTTTTCCTTTTCTGTTGTCCATGTTCTTATATTACGGTCTGTAGGTGTCTATGTCAAGGAAAAGTTTGAATACCCGAGCATAGTACTCGGGTACTTTGTAGGTGAGTGCTTACCTACTTACTTGAGTGAGTAATTGCCAACTTCTACTGTCTTGGTGTAAAGTTTCTCTGACACCTTCTTATGCTCAAAAGTGTCAATCGTGGTTAACGACCCCAAGAACGTGAGTATGGACTTCAGATCGTATCCTCGGCATGGCCAGATATGCCTAAAGCCATGTTTCCAAGTTACGTATATTAGGAAATGATCTTCCTTGAGGATTGGGTCAGTCTTCTTCATTCATATGGTCCGCTACTTTTGAGTATTTGTCTAGATAGTTTTTCTTGTATTCTAATTTACTAGATTCTACTAGATCGGAATAATCCCCTGGTTCAGTTAATTTCTTAATTACTGGATGTAAAATCTTTTGCGTAATGCGATGAGCCATCTCCTTAGCAACCATGCTAGGATCATATCCGTTCCTTACTTTCTGTAGTGCTCGTTCTAATTCAAATTCTTCAACTGTCTTCATCGACTGTCAGTACAATGCCCCCTTCAAGCCGCTGAATTCTTTTTACTTTACCGATCGGCAATTGTGTACCAATCGCAATGTACGGACCACCCGACGGATCCATCATACCAAGGTCATTATAGTCAATCCCATGTTGCAGCTCGTGTCCTCCGTAGCGGCAATACTTCAATGAAGTGCCGGTCATGTGAAACAGGTATCTGCCCGGACTAATATTCTGAAACCAGTATTCATCACCATACCGATTTTTATACTTTTCCATAATCTTTCACCTTGAAAATGTAATGACCACCTCGCCTACTCTGTAACCAATATAAACTCCAGAAGAACATATTCATCTGCAATGCCCGAATGATATCCTCATTACCAGACCATCCGCCGGTAGAGATACTATATTCAATCCCTTCTCCTTCGTATTCGGTTTCTGACCAATAGCCATCGAACGAATATCTCCAGTAAGGTTTTATGAATCGCATAAGGTCATTATAACCGCCTTCACCTGCATCCCATTCCTCAATCTTCTTAAGAAATGATTCAGTTGGATACCCATCATCATCAACCCATTCGCTCATTCCCTGCCCCTCGTAACAAACCATGTGCTAAATTCGCTTGGACTCATGTAGTGTGCAAGGACAACCTCTAGTCCATTCAGCAACTCTTCTTCATAGTCATGTTCAAGAGTCCATTTATATGTTTCTCTAAGACTTTTAGCAACAATTTCACTATGGTCTTCTGGCGATATATCAATTGTGTATTTCATTTCTCTTCCTTCAACAATTTTTCTAGTGCTTTCATATGACATTTTAATTGTTTACTGAATTTTCTCTCACCCTTAGCATGCTTTACTGCCAACTTAAAGAACCGTTCCAATTCTTTATCATAGTCACAGGACCAATCAATCGTGGCACCTTTTGGTTTCCATTCTTCATTTTCCCAAAATATAAAGCCTGCCTCTTTTGCTAATTCTTTCGCAATCTTTTTCATCTCTGCACCTGATCAAGTAGGTAACGATAAACTCTCTTTGGATCTTCTTCAAACATTTCTTTTGCTGGCCTCATATCAAATGCCTTATTTGGAGAATTCCACCACACATCAACTGCATTAGGACCTACGATAGCTTCAAGTATCATGTCACACTTTTCTTTTGTGTCTTTCATTCTATGTCTCCTATGCGTTTTACTATGGCAGATATTCCCGCAACGAGAACCAACGCTCCTAATGCTCGCTGATGTATATAATGAATATTAGCATAAGATGCCCATATTGCTGCACCTAGACATACCAGGAAGATATATTTCACTCTTCGTCTTTACTCCACATTCCAGTTTTGTTTCGATAATCGGCAGCATCTTCACCATAATTCTCATCGGCATGCTCATCACACAGGGTCCGATGCCACGCCATATAATAAGTCTGTCCGGGCTTACCACACTCTTCGCATGTGCGTCCGCTCATCAATTCAGCAAAGTCTATGTAATTATACTGTGCATCGGTTGCTCTGTCAACATAGAACCTTAATGTGCCAAATTTTTCTTTTACTTGTACGGCAACAGGACAAGATGTTTCATCAAATTTCTTTTGTGCTTCATCAATGTCTTCCTGTGTACCTACACGACCTTTCCACATTTCTTTACCAAGATTTTCAGTCCAATACTCCAATCTTTCCTTTGCACTACGGTGAGACATTGTGAGAGCGCAGGAAAGAGTATCAATGATCTGATACCAACCATCTCCACAATCAAAACCCCAACACATGAGAGTTTCTTTCATGTCACCAAATCTGTTTGCATACAGTTCTGGATATGTTTCTACAAGTTTTTTATCAAGTTCTTCTCTCATTCTTCAACTCCGAAATGTTCTTTAATCCTTTCACCAACAATACTCTTACCAGTCACATTTGATTGGTCAGCAATACCGACACATTCCTGCACAATCAACTCGGCGAACTTTTCTTTCAATCGATCCAGTTGATTGGCGTTAAGTGTGGTCCAAGTTTCTGGGACAGCTTCATCCAGCGCCTGACCAAAAAGTATGTCTATTCGTTCGTTCATTCTTTAACTCCGAAATGTCTAAGGATACATTCACTGGGTTCATGGTCTTCTCTGAGAGCGACAGCAGCACATTCCCGCACAATCAACTCGGCAAATTTTTCTTTATCAAAATATGAACCATCAATCTGAGGATGTCCTTGACATATCGTTGATTCTGCAATAAACTTTTCTATGAGTTGGTTCATTCTTCAACCCCAAAATGTTTCTTAATTGCTTTGGAACAATCGTGCGTTCCTCTTGACCATTCTGAACTCATCTTATGATCCAAAAGTAAATCACAATGATTGGCACACTCTCGCACAATCAACCCAGCCCATTCGCCCTTTGGTGGTTCGGTGTAGAGTGGCGTCATGCCTTCTACAGGTTGTCCATACACAGTTCCGTAATTAATTGTTTTAAGGTCGTGGATAAGGTCATTCATGTTGTAAACCCAACATAAAGGCTCCGGTTCAGGCTGGCTCAAGCGTTCGCGCAAGACTTTGATTAGAATGTCTCGGTTTGGGTCATAGTCGTCCAGTACATCAAATTTATCCAACGCCATCTGCATTGTTTCACGGTCTGTCATGTGCTCTTCTCCTTCAGTTTGGCTTCTGCCCATCTCGCCCCAAGGATAAAAGCTCTTTCGTTGTCGGGTTTAACTTCTGCGTAATCCTCAATATTTAACCCAACCCATTCGCGCTTTGGTGGGCTTGTATTAAACTTCAACTCAGCCCGAAGCCGCTGGTTTTCATGAATCAAAGCCCACCAATCCAGCCTATTTACCAAAGGCTCTTGCTTCTCTGCCTCTGCGATGGCTTGGCGTAGTGCAGTGATGGCTTCGCTTGCAGGGGTTGGCTGATAATCTTCCGCACTTCGGTAATACTCTAAAGCCTCCAATGCTTGCTTCATTGCTGAGATGCTCATGATTTAGACCCCTTTACTTTAACCACTTCATACCGTGGTTGATGCGCCCCAACAGGCCGAATGAATCGTGGATACTCGCCGTACTTGTAGTAATCCAGTGGGGTATGTTCCCAAATGTTGTATGGGTTTAGTGGCTCAATTACAGGTCTCTTTTCGTAATGAAACGCACTATGTCTTTTTCTAAATTCATCTTCCAGTATTCCGGAAAGACCGGATAACACGCTTTTGCGTTCGCTCATTTTGTTTCTCCCCTTGCTCGGATTGCTTGAGCGCACCCATGGTTTCTTTCGTGCATCCCGTTAGTTGCCATGCCTAATTCTTCACACACCTTCGCACACGCCTCACGCTCCTGCTGCGCTACTAATTCGGCGAACTCAATCAGTTCAGCATGGTCAACTTCATAAACTTCTTTTTCTGCATTCCAAAAATACACATTCGCAATAGCTTGTTTAGCAAGTTCTCGTATCCGTTCATTCATCATCTGCTCCTTTTTCTTAACCTATAACTAATTATATAAGAAAACGGAAATAATGTCAAGCACTTTTTTCTTCAATAAAATCAATAAGTTACTTCAAAACCTCATTCGGATACTTCTCAGTAGGTACGAAAACCATCTCTCGCTTTGGTGTATAAGGAAAAGTAATTGGTGTAAAACAATCGCTATTAGAGTAAAAGTCCTTTGTCATTGCACCAAATTCTTCCGTTTCATGCCAAGACCAGAACACTTTGCCATCAATATCGTATGCTTGTCCACCAAATCTATCAGCCTGTTTGAATACATGAGAACATCGAATATTCTGAAAGACACCAGGAGATGCCTCATTCCATTCCCAATCTTCACCAGTCAACGGGACAAGTGGTTCAAACATCGCCAATTTACTAAACATATTAACAGTATACGGTGCCGTTGTTCCTGTATGCCCTTCATCGATAAACACATCAAGCATCTTCAGTATATTCTTACAAATTGCTTCTTGCATTTCATCACAATAGTTTCCGTTTTCGTCAATGAAACCTGCGGCACGGAATTCTGACATAGCATGAAAATGTAGATTACTCATTGGATTAGTCCTTCAATTCTATCTGCTGCCATTAACAATAACATCTTCAATGCGATGTTGTCCTGTGATTCACTTGCCGTTCTTAGTGTATCAATAAGTTCTTGATGCGTCATTTCTCACCCCTTGCTAAGATTGAGTCGGCGCATTCGTGAAATTCGTTGTTCTCACCCCAAGCCCCTAGTCGTGTCCATTTGTTCGCCAGCTTTATGCACTCCATCGCACACGCCTCACGCTCGTCTGCCCTAATCAAATTAGCAAATAATTTAAGTCGGTTGTAAATAGAAATGCCATCAACATATACATCAACATCAAACTTACCCTCGTGTATTTCAAACCCCGCCTGTTCAGCAAGTTCTCGTATCCGTTCGTTCATTCTTCAACTCCGAAATGTTCTTTGATTGTATTCTCAACTTCTCTAACTCCGTAGAGATTTGCTTGCTCTTTTTCTTTACAGATTCCTAAACATTCCTTAACAATCAACTCGGCGAATTTTTCTTTATCAAAGAAATAATAGCCAACTTCTTTGGTTTCAGCCTGTTCAGCAAGTTCTTTGATTCGTTCGTTCAATTATATTCTCCTTCTTCATTCTTCTTTGCTGGTTTGCGTCTTATCATCCTGCTCAACTTATATGTCCATTCAGTATAGAAATGACGGACACCAATCGTAATTCTAAGATAAGGTAGGACTGCACCAACATAGATTTCACTTAGGTCTATGCCACAATCAAGACTAAACGATACATGTTCCATAGTCCAGATATGAAAGATCAGCCAGTGCAATGAATAAGCATCGGCATTTAATTCATCGCCTGGTCTAAAATTGTATCGAGGCACAAGAGGACAATAATCATTACACCAAATTTTATGGTATGGATAATGTTCCCACCAATCTTTGTCTCTATATGCTTGTGGTTCGCTCATCGTCTTTTCTTCCATAGTTCTTCATATACAATAATACAGATTCCTGGTATGAGACCAACAAGCAATCCCATCAGAAAGGTGGTCATTCTTTGATTCCAAAATGTTGTTTCAATTCTCGTATAATCTTCTTAGCCTGGTCACCATCAGGAATATAAGGATTCTTGCCAACGTTTGTGGATATACTGATACATTCCCGAACAATCAACTCGGCGAATCGTTCATAATCTTCTAATCTTGGATACTTAAAAGTACCATCGTTTATGTTGGATTCATTTGTGATCCAGTTATAATATTTTAATCCAGACTGTTCAGCAAGTTCTTTGATTCGCTCGTTCATGATTCAACTCCGAAATGTTGTTTAATGCCTTTGGATAAATCCTCACGCCAGAGACTATCAAAATCTCTCTGATAGTCTTCGTTAAAGTATCTCACACACTCACGCACAATTAAATTAGCCAATACAACTTTTGATCTATTTTGAATTTCTTCTTCAGTAGCACCAGATGCCATGAGACCTGCGGCACACAAATCAGCCATTTGAATGAGTTCTTTAATTCGTTCGTTCATTTCTCAACCTTTCAATTTCATCTGCGGCTTCTTCAAGCAACTCAGCAATACGGTCTGCTTTACCTTCCTGCACAGACTTGCGGGTGTGTATTTGTCTACGAATCTCTGCTCGTTTGCGTAGGCGATAGACCAGGTCTTCTTCGTTCATTACCATTCCATTTCATCAGAAATTGTTACTGTGAACTCACCTTCAACCTCCTGATGCGTGACATACATTGTTGCCTTGAGAACTGAACCAATCCCGTTGCCTGTATTAGATTGTTTCAGTTCAATAGTACTATACCCACCCTCATTCATCTTATTGAATAGGTCGTATACTTGTTGTAGCTCTTTTGCTGTTAATCTAATTTTGCTCATTCTGCGTTATCCCAGCTTTCAATTTCAAATGCCATGCGAAGCCACAGGAAGTTTCCTTCGTAGAGTTTCGCCTCATAACGAAAACCTCCGGTGCCGGTAATATATTCAGTATTTCTCTCTAAGGCTTCTGTTGCTACCCTGATTAGATATCCCCTTGCCTGCTTACGCAAGTACTCAACAGTAGGAACATCTTTGCAATCTGAGTAAGTCCAATTCAAATGCATCATGACCTTGTGAACCCGATTGAAATCAAATTCGTCAAGGCAGTCCATGATGGTTTCATAATGCTTGTCAGTCAACATCTTTCCATATCCTTTTTTCGGTATCTAGATCGTAACTCCATATCATCAATCTAGAGTATACGGTATAGAGCCACCCTATGTCAAGCATCGTCATGGGTCTACTTATCCAATCTCCTATATGATAAAGGACCAGTGCAAGATAATGTTTCATTCCAATAATGTCCTCGATTCCATTGCCCAGTATTCAAACAATGCTGCCTTCGCACACTCCTGATTGATAAAGCGTCCAATGATGTACTCATCATTTTGTTTAATAACTTTAGATATGTAAATGTCTGTATGAGATATCTTGTGGACCATGCCTACGATCTGCCCTTTATCTTTTCTGAAGCAATAGACATTATCTGCAGATTCTTTCCAATCAATCTCAAAAAATTCTCCCCGATTGTTCATGTCCATGTCCTATGCTTCTCCGCTACCCATTCCCGCCCATCATACTCGCCGATCTCCCAATCTACATCATCAGGAATCTCGACCACCTTGAGATACGCATACTTGCCCCAAGAATCCTCGCCCATCTCCTCGACGATGCGGACAAGCACCGGATCGTTCCTTGCAATGTCCATGTCCCAAAACATGTCGGCTTTATCTCCCTGAGTGTCATATTCCTCAGTATAGAAATAAAATCCGTAATGATTGGGTACTTTTCGGAATGCCGTTCCCTCCTCGGTCAGATACCGCTCGAAGGCTTCGTCCGAAAGGCCGAACCCACCGTGTTCTTTGTTAATCACGATCTTCATCTAGCAACTCCTCAAAATTTGTTTCAAATGGTAACACTTCTATCTTGGCACCGATTAAGTCTGCCTTCTGTATCATGCTATCGAGTACCGATTGGGTATACATCGTAGTTCGATATGCACCCTCATCCAACAGGCATTTATATGTCGAACCGGAGTATCCTCCGAACTCGACTGCATTGTCTGATATTTTTACCGTCTCAATACCAGAGTTCATGCGCCAGGCGTCGCCGTCGATATATCCACCTACCCAAGTGGCGAATACTTTATACAGTACCTTGCCCTCGGTTGACGTGAGCCGTAGCACTTGCCAATAGTTTGGTTGATATTCCATCAGTATTGTATGATCCCGATTATGATTGCTACGATTAACAATGGTCCAAAAATTTCCATTAAACTAAATCCCCATATTCTTTCTTTGAGCTGATACTCTCGAAACCAGACTACCACCGCCCGTCGTCTATAATTACTCTTATCCATATCGGTCCTAGTGAAAGACAATTCTCAAACACATGGTCATTATTAAAACTTTCTTTCAAGAAACCAAATTGCCAATGATATGGGTTGACGACAATGCCAGCCCATATCCCGGAATACTTCAAATAGTCTAACACCTTTTCAAACATCTGTCAAGCCTATTCTACCTTCTGATCTTTTTCTTTAAACTTCAGGCTACTCAGATTGATACTGTAGACAACCCAGGTACCGCAGATCAAGAGCGATGCTATCAGAAACCAGGATACGACTTCTGGTCCAAATACCGATGATACTATTAACATTACTATTGCTGCTAATACGATACTACCTACAAACTTAAGCGTTTGCAAAGCTGCCTTCGTTTCGATACTCATATACTTCCTTTCCATGTTTAAATTTACGATTATACTTAGTACGATCGCGCATGACCACGGAACGGTGTTTGTTATACTTTGCTACGAAGTTACGTTGCTTTATTGGCTGTTTAACTTTGGACATAATTCACCTATCAATTGTCGTTCTCGCTGATGCGCTACTGCCTTTCCCCTCACGACCTCCAGGATCTCGTAAACAAAGGATTCTGGTCCGAACCGTCGAATCTCTTTGCACAAGCTCCAATCCTTATCCTCTGCTAGGGCCCTCTGCACATGCTTATTGACCCTGACACGTAGATCTTTTAGCCTATAACCCGCCGTAATGCCAATGTAGGCATTAGAGTTTGCAGTATTGGTTAGCTGATAGACGATATGTCGTCGATCTGATCTGCGCTTTCTGGATACTTTCTCATTCATCATATAATAATTATAAAGCCAAAAGCGCAGTTTGTCAAGCATCTAGTAAGCTATTGATCTAAATGATAAAAATCATTCCTCAGTATCCTCTTATACCAGGAATCAATGCGCTTATGGACGATTTCTAGGTTATAATTGGATTCTGTGTATCTGCGGCAATTGCTGCTCTTTATCTTGCCCTCAAGTATGTTCTGAGCGCCCTTGACGAATGAATTAAAGTCCTTGCATCGGTAACCTGTTGCCCCATGCGCTACATTCTCAGAAAACCCTCCCCAATCCGTGGTCAATGCAGGTGTGCCGGATAATCCAGCTTCAACAACAATATTACCAAAGGGTTCAATATAATAGGTTGGTGCGATTAAGCATCTTGCATGAGCTAGCAGATTCTTTCGTTGTTCAACATTAATATATCCTATTTCTATAACGTGGTCTGGAACCTTATCATATCCAATTTCCTGCAGTTTGCCTGAGCTGGCAATTATTAGTTTAACCCCTAGATGTTTGGTAACTTGTATTGCTAGATCGATTCCCTTAGATGTTATCATTCTACCAATAAATATGAAATACTCCTGTTTGTTCTCATTATAGGTAAATTCTTCAGGATCAAAGGCATTTGGTATTACCTCATCATACCAGCTAGGTTCCATTAGTTGTTTCTGCGTACCATAATAATAATGCATCCATGCATAAGACACGAATCCCCGGTAAGGGGCAAAAACTGCCTCCACCGGGTATCCAATGCTGGGTTCTGTTATTACTAGATCGGGATGCTTGTCCAAGACTGGCCGGGGACCATAACCATAGAAGCAAGCAACTAGATCGCCTGGAGATTTTGTCCTCGGAAGGGTATCATCCAGATTCTTGTTAAAGATATCTTTTAATCTATTATTATGGTAAAGCATAGCACCTTCATCTTCGGGTGCAGGAAAATCATTATTAGTTACTAATGTATGGTGTTCGCAATCAACCTCAGATGCTTCATGCCCATAATGGATTATATTATAACCCAATTTGGACATGGATTTGATAAATTTGCAGGTTGCTATACCGAAAGCGTCGGTACGATATCTCTCACTAGTTATGCCCGATGCATTGGGCAAGACATGAATTGTAGTCATCAAAACTCCTAATTATAAAGCATTATGATAAAATATATGTAAACCTATTTGTGCTATGTAGTATTTATCGCTTGCCCAGCGAGGATTGACGTATGTAGCATGGTAAAATAATGCATTTTCTAACTTAGGTACCCGTAAGCCTTTTGATAATACCTGTTCAGCAATCTCTCTAGATCTTTCCCACATCTCACCGCGCGGGTGTTTCCATCGAATAGATTTATCGTTTGCCCATGAGAATTGAGAGGGACTCATAACTACATCACAAACTGTACTCCCCCATCTTTTTGTATGTAATCTATTAATTGTAACTTGAGCCACCGCATACATTCCTATATCACCTTCGCCCTTAGCCTCATGGTACATATTCTTAGCCAGGCAAAAAACATCTAAACTAGTATATCTAAGTACCTCATTGGTATACTTTGCTGATATATTAGTTGCCCGCTCTTTTCTAGTTAATACTCGTTTTTCTATCTTATTTAATCTTTCGTTGACCTCTTCTAAGGTCTTAGATGTCTGCACTTGAGTTTCGGATAATAAATGCTCTAATTCTTCTATCCTATCAACCTTCTTAGATATATCAATAATACCAATTAACAAACCTATACTTACTATTACTCCTAAAATAAAACTCCAGGAAACTTCCCCGAAAATCTTATCCATATATTCTCCTATTTAATTTAGGATTCTTAATACTGTTCCTACTCCGTATATTAAGAATAATCCCAAGTTAACGGTTATCATAGCGAGATCCTTGATTCGGATTGCCCACCAAATAAAAAGTATGCTGCCTAGATTAAGCAAATAGATGTTTAAGGGATCAATTGATAATGATGTTAGTAATGCCCCGATTAGGGTTAATACTGTAGCTGACCACTTTAGTGTTATGGTTAATTTTTCATCTATCACATGCTAATTATATAGTCTTCAGATGAGAAAGTCAAGCACCTAGTAAGTGCTTGACTTTATTGAGCAATTTTACTCAGTTGGAGGATCAATTAAACGCTGTTTCCAGCCATTTCCAGTGCTATTGTATTGATCTTCATCCCAATCATAAACAATTGTTTGTCCGGATTCATTGGTTTGTCCATCATCCGCAGGCAATTCATTAGGTGCTTCCCAGTAACAGGTGCTCTCATTTAATACCCATGAATCGTATGGAGATGCTGAATAAAATGCATCCCTGTCTGCATCGTAGGTATAACCGATGCCGGCGTAATTCTTTCGCAAAGCCTTGGATTGATCTGCAGATGGAGTGTTAGAATTTGGTTCGTAATGTACCCCGCCCCGGGTATTATATGAAGTTTGCTTCCATAAGGAAGGATCTCCTACCGCACCCGTGTTAATAAAATCTTGTTCAGCAACTACAACCTGTGTTACCATACCATTCTCTATTTTAGCAAAATGTCCCATTTTTACTCCTTAGTTAGCCGATTAAATCTATACATATATTTATAAGTTTAAATTACTCCGGATGCTAAATATCTGATTACTACTACACCAGATCCGCCGTTTCCTGCTCTTCCGTAAGGGCCTGGACCATAACTGTCTCGTACCCCGCCCCCACCGCCACCTGTTGCGGCATTTGCTTGACCGATCGCAATTAGATTTGCGCTTACTGTAGCAAGCGTTCGTACCTGTGCTAAATCTCTAGCAACGTCATCGGTTATATTTGAAAGTGTTATTTTTGTCGTCATTAGAATCTATACTTTAGAATTACTATCTTTTATTAAATTGGATATCTGAAGATTACCGTACCAGATCCCCCAGTGTAAGCCCACGATCCGCCACCCCCGGTATTGGCCACACCTGCAGAGTTAGGACCACCGCCCCCACCTAAACCTCCAGTACCAGAACCCCCAGACCTGCGTTTCCCACCGCCTCCGCCAGCATAATATACAGTTGATCCGGTTACCCATTCTTTACCGTCCCCTCCATTACCCGGTAGTACCGAAGTAGCATCACCCCCAGCTTCTCCGGCACCGCCGCCACCGCCACCTAGATAATTATTTGGAGATGAATGTCCATCTCCCCCAGGATTGCCATATCCTCCCCATAAGGATGTAGGTTGTGTTGCAAGCGCACCGGTAATAACCACGGAACCATGAGTACTTCCTCCACCCGATCCACCGGGTTGTGCCGTCGCTCCTGTGGCTTCACCGGCTCCTCCACCGCCACCCAAACCTTTCGCAATATATCCAGTATTGTAGAAATATGAATCGCCGCCAGGCGAACCATTTGCACCTGCGCCAGCGCCTCCGGATGTTGCACCTCCACCGCCAATAACAACTGAATATGATTCACCCGTTGATGCTATTATTTCCCCAGAAAGCCAGCCACCACCGCCCCCACCTCCACCCTGAAAAGAACCTGCACCGCCGCCGCCGCCCCCACCTACGACAAGGTATTCTATGGGAGAAGCTGAAGCACTTGTTACCTCAAAAGTGCCTGCAGTATTAAACTGATGGTATTGATATCCTCCAGATATTGAGGTCGTTCCTCCAGTTGCAGTTACACCGGTACCGAGTGTTTTTAATGTATGCCATATATTTGAATAGTAAACTTCTACAGCATTTGTTTCTGAATTAATTCTTAAGGACCCTGGTGTACTGGGTCTTTCCTCGGTCGTGCCTACTTCTAGAGAAGTGATGTCTGGGGATCTCTCAGTAAAAGAGGATCCTTTATACTGATACTTGATAATAACTATACCTGATCCTCCAGACCCACCCGTCTTATGATCCGGATTGGCCGAACCTGACGAAGAACCGCCCCCGCCCCCTCCGCTATTTGTTGTGCCGTTAAATCCATTTTGAGAAAATGCTCCTCCATTTCCCCCACCGCCAATTCCTCCGGTGCCTGCAGTTACACCACCGCCGCCTGCACCGCCGCCCGCATAGAATGTATTGTTTCCGGTAATTGCAGATATTCTACCTGTTCCGCCAGATCCCCCAGTGCCGCCACTCCCTGCAATACCAGCTTCGCCGGCACCTCCACCTCCGCCTGCGCCGGTGCCGGTTCCATTAGAATATCCTACACTATTGCCCCCAGGATTACCTTGTCCCGGAGTTCCCGTACCTGCCGTGACACCCGCAGGGCCTCCCGTGCCTCCACCGCCGCCAGAAGCACCGGGTTCCGCGGGTTGCGCCGAATAAGAACCACCATGTCCTCCACCCGCGGCAGTTATACTAAATGCGCTGGAAGAAGTGCCATTCGTTACGCCTACACTATCTAAAGTATATCCACCCGTTCCTCCTGCGCCAACAACTATAGAATATGTAGTTAACGCGACGGGTGCGGTTCCGGTTAGGAATCCTCCGGCGCCGCCACCTCCACCTCGAGTTTGCGAATATCCTGAGCCGCCTCCTCCACCGCCGCCTCCAACTATTAAGTATTCTACTGTTGCAGAATCCGGAGCAGATGAAACTATAAAATCTGCGGAACTTTCAAACACATGAATCTTATAATTGCCGAGGGTAATTATTTCATCCCCGCCAGATGCAGATATTCCGCCAGTAATATTACCAATCGTTATCCACGTATTAGAATAATATAATTCTAGTATGTTATCCTGATTATTTACTCTCAGGCCACCTTCAACATTAGATCTATTTGCAGTATTACCTACGGGCAATCCTAATACCCCGGTAGATGTCGCCGCCTGATCATAAGAAGTACCGCCCCCACCGCCACCTGTTGCGGCATTTGCTTGACCGATTGCTAATAAATTAGAACTAACCGTAGCAAGCTTTTGTACCTGCACAAGGTTGGCAGCTACCGAATCCGCAATATTTGAAAGTGTTATTTTTGTCGTCATTGGAATCTGTACCTTATTATCGCTATTCCGCTAGCTCCATTTTTTCCTGTGTTGGGATTGCCACCTCCATCCCCGCCACCGCCAGTATATGCCACAGTATTCCAGTTATTTGCCAGATAAAATTCTAAGGATTTAGTTTCAACATTAAATCTCATGCCATATGCAACATTACTTCTTTGTGCGGTTGTTCCTTTAGGGATACCAAAAGAACCTGAAGATTCCGCCTCTTCATTATATCCCGTGGTATTGTCAGATAAAGTTATTTCTGTATCTGATACTAATACATTTGTGAGATTTCTTGCGATTGGAAGATAATTAAATCGAATTCTTTTAAACACTTTTATCCTTTTTTATTATTTATTTCCTCTATTCTAAAAACATCATCAGAACTTAACTGTAGCATGTTCTTTAGCTTTTTAGATAGGGTTTTTTCGGATACTGGGCGCTTTTTTATAGATTTTAACTGCATGTTTGCTGCAACTACGAGTAAAATAGCCAGAGGATCAAATACAAACATTATTGCTATAATTATAATTCTGACAGCTTTGTCAATAGTATCCATCTGCCCGTCGCCATATATCAGTTCTGCGATATAACGTATGGGTCCTATCTCTGTGGCTAATTCGCTCTTACTCGATTTTAAAGTGCCTATCTCAGATGTTAAATCAAATATCTTATTTTGAGTATCAGCTAACTCTTTTTCTAATCGTCGAACAACATAATCGCGCTGCGTCTGTTGTTTCAACAAATTATCTAATCTCTGTTGTTCTATTCTTAATTGTTCTTCTTTGGTCTTTATCTGTATCTCGCTCTTATAGATGGATGCAGAATCAGAAATATAAGACTTTGAAAGGTATCCGAAGATACCTAAAGATGTTATGATCGATAATATGATTACACTAGATACGAAATAATACTTCATCGCATTGTTCAATTTAGGCCACCATCTATAGACGAAGGATGCCGCGACTAATTTGCCTAACTCAAGGGCAATGCCCATAACCATGATTGCCTTTGGTGCTGCTGAGAATATAAGTGTCAAACCAACGATCGAAAAGTATGCCGCTACCGATGATATTGCTAGTGCAGATAATAAAAGTATTATAGCAAATATCATATTAGGGAACTAATAGTAATTTAGTATATCCTTCACCTATAGCCGCAGTATTAGAACCACCATATGGATTGGCGCTTGCGGTCAATGCAGATGTAGGTATGGTAAAGTTATCTGAAGTTGCGGAAGTACCACTATAAACTTCTATTCTCATTTTTATCTCTTTTTAATTTACGTAGTTATTAGCAAGATCAATGACATATAAAGTGTCAAAATTCCCGACAGCTATTATTATGTTTCCATAGTGTTGGTAATTTACTTCATATATACTGGTTTCAAAATCACTAAAATTATAAAAACTATCTGATCTGTACCTAGTTATATCCCAAGGATTTTCTTGATTAGTGATATAAAAAGATCGTATAGTTTCATTTGATTTATCTACAGTATAAAATCTACCACCTTCATCGTTGATAAAAAACGAAATAACATCAGATCCAGATACGCCTGCAGGCAATGAAACATTGGAACTCTCTTGCATACTGGATAACTCAAAAGCATTTGATAGATACATTTGTTGTATAACATAACCTCTACCGCCACTCTGAAAATCATTCAATACGATAAAAATTCTGTACCCGTCTGGGGTTATATATGCTGGACCATAAAAATCCATACTTCCTAAATTTAACCCAGTACCGCTAAAAGTTACAGAATAATCAGATATGACATTAGAAAAATCATATGGATTTTCAAGGACAAACTCTATACATCGTGTGGAGGGTAAAGTTGAAAATCCGTAGGCCTTAGTTCCATCATCATTAAAATACAATGTTCGTATTCCGGCAGAAGTATTACTGGTGAAATTCGATACTGTATATGTATTCGTTAAAGTAAATTCAGAAAAAACCCAGGCATTTGGAGTAACATATTTAGTTATGAAATTTCCAAACATTCTAAACAACATGGTACCGTCTCTACTAACACATACACCATATGTTGTGTCACTAGTATTAGTTGTAAATGTATAAGTCCTATTTACAAAATGAAATAAATTTCCTTCCCCCAACTTTACAGTCATTATATCGCCACCAGATTGACTAATATACATATACTTATTATTCGTAGGAATACTTAAACCTGTTGGGCTAACAATAGTATCATAATCTACAGAATGTCCGGTAAAGATAGCTGTAGAAATATCCCAAGCAGTTGTCAAGAAAAATTCAAAGATATCATCTTTTTCGCTACCATATACATAGAATTTAGTACCATCACTATTAAATGCACACGCATCTGGAGAAGTTTCCCCAAATAATGTACTTACATTTAGAGATACACTATCATATGTAGCAGTGCTAATATCGAAGGTTGTACCTAGAGAAAATTGATAAATTGTGTCTGAGCTATCACCAACAAAATATAACTTTGATCCATCATTACTCACCAATATATGCACTCCGCCGGAGTCATATCCCGAAACATTAAATGATTTACTATCGTAGGAAATAGTAGATAAGTCCCAAGGAGTGCCTAAAGTATATTGATGTATAATTTCGCTAGTAGACATTGCATATAGTTTTGTTCCATTTGGACTTATATACAAAGCTCTACCGGAGCCGCCCAGTTCGGTCAAGGTTGTATTTACGGAATTATAACTGATACTATTCATATCAAAGGGGGTAGATAAATCAAACTCATATACTACCTCAGAATCATTAATAGTATAGAATTTAGTACCATCGGTACTCATAACAATAGCTTGTATAGAACCCGGAGATCCTGGAAGATTCACTTTACCGAGAGGACTAGGATAATAAAGCAACAATCTTTGTATCATGTCATAATATGTTCTCAACGGAGGGTCTGCTGGGAAAAACTTAGTTCCTCCCTTAATTGTTATTCCTGGGGTAATAATCATATCTTTATATGAGTCCTGTGTATTCTACATTGAATCGTACCATTGTAATAATCCTCCGATTCTAATACTCGCCTATCCATTTGTTCCCTTGCCTCGAGATAATTACAACTGCCCTTGTTTATACATAAGTGTAGTATTTCTCTAATGAAATTATCTTCACCTAATTCTAATACATCCTTCTTTACATCTTCAGATGAGGACCAATATTCTTTCCAATCAGATTCGACTTTTAGTCGTTTCTTTTTACCCTTTATGGTCCTTATCTTCCTGAACCAAAATAACTTTTTACCTATGTATTTCCTGCCCGTTACTTTATTCGTAATCAGATAAACAAAACCATAAATTTCTTCTGGAACTTCTTCTAAGGGGTTTCCTTTGTATAACCACATAATAAATACCGATCCTAAATCAATATTTATTATCTATCTCCCAAAGGTCCCCGCCCTCAACAAAGCTATCGGATTCGTCCCTAGGTGGCAAAAGGAAGTAATCGTCGGGATCTGTCATTACATCTTCAGGTCTTTCGACGGGGGCGGCATTTCCCATTATCCCCGCCCTCTTAAGCATCTTTGCTTGTATAGATTTCTTATATCTATGCCCTTCAGATTCTTCCCGGGACATGTATTCTTTTTGTTTCTCTGAGAATACTTTCTTATGTTCTTCTGTCCATTGTCTAGAATTGGCGCAAGCCCTGGAACAAAATGTCCCAGGCTTTTTATGTTCTGTCCCGCACTTAGGACAATTCTTCATCATCCTCGTAGTCGTCTTTTTGATCTTCATCCATTTCCGCACCGCAGAAAGGACAATGGGATACGTTATAGTAATCCTCGTCTAGATCATAACTTATTTTAAATACTGCCTCGCATTCTTCGCATTCATGCCTTTGCCGTTTACCCGCCATTTTCTTCCTCTTCAAGTTGTTCTATATCGACCTTGCACTTTTTTAAAAACTCTAAGCCATCATCGGATCTATATTGTTTTCTGAAAAATACTTTTTTGATGCCCGCAGTATATATTAACTTTGCACAGGCGAAACATGGGGCATGGGTGATATACATTGCAGCACCTTCGCCAGATTCTGAGGATCTTGCCAACTTGGCAACGGCATTTGCCTCCGCATGTATTACCTCTGGTTTAGTTATGCGGCGAACCCATCCTGCCATTTCCTTATAAGCACCGAAAGTATATCCTTCGGCAACCATAACTTCATAATCTAGATCTTCCCTATCATCTATGTAGTCTAAATCCTCGCATTCATTAGACCATCCTGCGGGAGTGCCATTATAACCAATAGATATTACCCTATCATCCTTAGTTATAATGGCTCCGACCTTTAGCCTTTTAGCATAGGACAAGTCCGCATAACCTTCTGCAGCTTTCATATGAGCATAGTCAATCCTTTTCGGCATCCCATTTTCCTATGGGGCAACTTGCCCACTTTAACATTGTCTTTCCTAATATAGCACAGCCGCACTTTTTACATGCTTTAACCTTTTTGAAATATATACCTTGATGCTCGCAGCTATTGCATATTTGCCTTCTTCTAGTTACAAAGTCAATTTTTTGTGTTTTCTCTTCCATCAATTTTCATCACCCAACAGTCATAGATATAAGTAGATGTCTTACTTTCAAGTTCATTCTTTTTCACAAGGCATTCACCATGGGTTCCGTAGTAACTATGAGTCACAACTTGGCTCAAATTGACTACGGAAGCCATGACTAATGCGTATATAAACATTACGCTGCCTTGCCCCAAACATCATCCCACTTGCCCGACAATGCACCCTTCGCATAATCAGTTGCCCGATTCTCAAAGAAGTTAGTGTGAGTCGGAGCGTTGATCATTTCTTCTACCCATGGGAGTGGATTCTTCTTTCGCTTGAAGATACCCTTAAGGCCAAGGCTAATAAGTCTCCTATCTGTAATGTATCGAATATACTCCTTAACCTCATCCGAAGTTAGCTCTTCCATTTGATTCTGAGCAAATGCTAGATCAATAAACTTATCCTCCAGCTCGACCATCCGTTCTGCGATAGTATAGATCTGAGACTTTAATGAATCATTCCAAATCTCTTTATTCTCTTCGATATAGGTTCGGAATAACTTTATCATCGACTCCGCGTGTTGTGTCTCATCAACGATTGACCAAGTCACGATCTGACCCATTCCCTTCATCTTACCGTGGCGTGGGAAATTCAATAACATAATGAAGGATGAGAACAATTGCATACCTTCAGTAAATGCAGAGAATGCCGCGATATGTGCCGCGGTAGATTCCTTTGTAGAATTTTGCGATGAGATATCCATGATATAATCATGCTTTGCCCTCATCTGCTCATACTCTAAAAACTCAGAGTATGTGGATTCTGGCATACCCAGTGTCTCGATAAGATGAGAATATGCAGCAATGTGTAATGCTTCTCTTGCCGCAAAGCCTAATAGCATCATTCGCACTTCAGGCTGGACAAAGTATGGAAGATAATTCTTAACATATCCTCCAGCAACATCAATATCACCTTGTGTAAAAAATCGAAAGATATTTGTTAAGAACAATTTTTCTTCTTCAGATAATTTCTTTTTCCAATCCTTTACATCTTCGAGCATAGGTACTTCTGTATGTAACCAGTGTGATTGTTCATGCTTCAACCAGGCATCATATGCCCAGGGATAATGAAACGGTTTAAAGGCATTTCTATCGTCTGTTAGTGTTAGTTTATTTGACATGCTGCTTCCTTAATTTTTATATTTTATATAAACTTTGGTATCGCGAGGATATCATTATTCACACGCTAAACAAGTGTCTCCCTCGACTATTGCTTTCATGTCGAGTTCCTTAATTACTTCTCTCTCTATTTTCTTTGAAACTTTATCTGCCTTACCGATCTTCTCGGAGCGACAATAATACAAGGTCTTCAATCCCATCTTCCATGCCATAAAATGAATCGCATGCAGATACTTCACATTGACATCAGGCCGAAAGAAGAGGTTAACGGATTGCGCTTGGTCAATGTGACTCTGTCTGTCAGCTGCGTGCTCCACAATCCAACGCTGGTCAATCTCCATTGACGTCTTAAATACGTCCTTCTGCCATGCATCAAGAATGTCCAAGTGCTGAACTGATCCATCGTTTGCAATGATACTACTCCATATGTCTTGATAGTCGAGCTTTGTGTCATTTGAACATTTCTCCTTGATAATTGCGTCTAGGTATTTGTTCTTATTCAGCGAAGATCCGCTCAGCGTGTCCTGCCTATAAGCGTTTGCACGATAAGGTTCAATAGATGGGCTAGTATTCCCCATAATAATACTGCTGGAAGCATTAGGAGCGATAGCCATGACATGACTAAACCGAAGGCCAGTCCCGACAGCATCAGGAGCCTCACCTCTTTCTGCTCCCAGATCTTTATTAGCTTCATCTAACTTCTTTCTTATGTGTTTAAATATTTGCATATTTTTAGATTTGGCCAATGCGGATTCAAATGCTATATTGTTCTTTTGAAGATATGCATGAAACCCGAGTGCACCAACTCCAATAGATCTTTCTCGAGAAGCAGAAAACTTTGCGCGACTAACATGGTCAGGAGCAGTGTCAATAAAGTGCTGAAGTACATTGTCCAACATTTCTGATATATCCCGGAGGAAAAATTTATCCGACTTCCAATCATCAAAATACTCGAGATTAACACTAGACAAGCAACATACCGCAGTTCTCTCTTTATCCGTGGGTAAAATAATCTCGCTGCAAAGATTGGATTGCCTAATACGTAAACCGAGACTCTTCTGAAATTTTGGAAGCGCTCTATTAGAGGTATCGATAAAGTGTAGATATGGTTCACCTGTTTGCATCCTTATTTCTAAAATTCTTTGCCATAATTCTCTCGCGGGTATAGCGTCTCTGACCTCCCCAGAATGAGGATCTCTTAATTCCCAGGTATCATCGGCATCTTTATCCAGCATAGATTTTTCCACCAACTGCATGAAGTCATCGGTGATATTGATGCCATGATGTAGATTGAGCGTCCGCATATTCGGATCGCCCGTTGGCTTTCTCATCTCTAAAAAAATAAGAATGTCAGGATGGGATATGTCAAGATAAGCAGCATAACTGCCTCTCCTGGTTCGACCTTGTCTATACGCAAGAGAAGATGCATCGTAAGTGCGCAGGTGAGGCATAACCCCAACGCTTTTGTCATCAGCAGACCTAATCCCAATACCAATCCCAACCCCTCCTCCTAACATGGACAACCAATTTACTTCTGCGAGCGTATCTACTAACCCTTCTGCGGTATCGTCAAGATACGGTAAAAAGCAAGATATAGGAAGCCCACGCTTGCTCCTGCCATAGCTAAGGATAGGAGTGGAATAGCTAAGCCAATGTTTACTGCTGTAATCATAAAGCCGTTGGGCGTGGTCCGGGTTACTTCCAAATGCTTTGGAAACATAAGCAAACCTTTCCTGTGGAGAAGTTTCATCCTCTCGCATATAACTTTCTTTTAATCTCTTAGTACCTAATTCATCAAATAGGGAATCTCGAGAATAATCTATTACAATACCGTTAACAGTATCTTTCATTAAATACTCCGATTATTTTATGATACGAGTGATACTGCGGTAATTGCGGTTTGCACTGCAGTCTGTAGTTGTTGTTTCTTTTCCATTTGTTCTGTACCAAGGGTCAAGGATTTTTCAACCTCGAGCCCCTGCAAAATATTCAAGTATTCTTCCTTGGATATTTCTTTATTATCATATAAACTAGTTGCTTCGTTAAATATTTGCTCTACGTCTTGCATATGTCTCATCTGGATTTACTCCCTATAACCTGTTGTATTTTTTCTGCTGATCTATTAATTTGTTGCAATTTAAGTTTGCAGAAACCTGCAGAAACCTCGTTTCCCTTAGTATATATGTCTTTGCCTTGTTCTGTTAATTTTACTAGTTCAAGGGCTAACTCATTAGCATTTTCATTATCTGGTATATACTGCGTATAATTCCTGAATTCTACGCTCTTAAAATGAAGGTTATCAAATATTACTTTAGATCTTTCCTGATTATCGCAATGGGTTGTGCTTATCTCGGCAACCGATCTGATATTTGTGATCAAAGAATACTCACCATTATCATACCCTGCCATAAAATACGCATCATATAAATTAGTTAATGTAGAGCAACCTGTGAGTAATACTAAAGCACTACTTGCTATCAGCAGGTTTACTCTCTTCCCTAGTTGGTTCATAATATTCCTTATATTTTATAATAATTGTTCTCTGTTGTGCTATTAAATTCCTCACCTCGGCCATCGTCATGGCAAGTTCTTCATATCCTACATCTGTCAATCCAATGAGTACTAGATCAACATTTTTTTCTTTTAATTTATTAAAAACCTCGTCAGCATTCTCAGGTGTGATTATGAACCATTCAAACTCTCGGCCCTTCAATGGTTTTGGATCGGGGAGATCGAGGCGTGACCGTTCGATAGGTTTTGAAACTATTTCTACGGGCTTTACATCTGTCTTAGAAAACAGACCAAGGCCAGGAAAAGCGCACCCGCTAAGGAGTAACAGACTTATAACTAGGGTCGATGAGCGAAGGACATTCACGGTTTGCCTCGGTTGGGGATTTTGCTTGTTTTTCTTTATCGTTCAAAGGAGCACCTGAAGCAAGTTCTAGACATCTGATAACATTAGATGTTCCGCGATTAATTAATTTCTCAGTAACCGCTGGTTTAGTTGCAGCAAATACTCCAAAATCTCGGTTACCTTTGTTAAACTTATTTGAGAGATTATTTACATCTTCCTGTTGTTTAGCAACGGTCTCCTGTAGACTTTTATTTATATTTTGTATCTGTTCTACATCTTTTTTTGTTCTCTCGATTACTTCCTGTTGTTCTACAATAGCTTTCTCTAATTGAACATTATTTAATTCAGATACTGCCAATGCTGCCTTTAGATTGACTATATAGTACAGGCCACCGCCGACTGCTGCGATGATTATTAATATAATAAGATATTTGATTGCCGAAAATATTCCCATACTTTATTTATAAATCCCCAATGTTTTCTGCGAGGGGAAATACAGAAGCAATCACTTTTGCGCATTCTTTGGCGATTTTCATGTGCTCTTTTTGGGTACCATTTGAGGATCGTAACTCAATATAATGAATCCAAGAACGAAGTGTTCCTGCGACATAGAGTCGGCTCATTGTCAATCCCTCAGGCAATACTGCTCTAGCTTGCTCCTTGGCAATGCCATTTATTACCGCCCAATTATACGCAGTCCTTGCGGCATTGATTACATACTCTTGATGCTTTTCCCACTCTTTCTGTAAGGAATCATCATTAGTTTCAATACTATTCTGTCTATTCTTAGTATCCTGAAGTCTAGCTTCTCTAACTACAAACTCTAATTCATCTACCGGATTAGCATATCTCTGGCTAAATTCCTGAAATGAAAAAGAGCGATGGCGCAAGATCTGCCGGGCGATATCTCGGGTGGTCTCGATGCCCAGAGTCAAATGCACCATCTCCAAAGGGGACCAATGTTTATTCTTAATTAAGTACTTAATGAGTTTCTCAGATGTCTCATGGTTCATCTGATTGGAAGGATTAGATACCCGAGCACAAAATGCTACGAGCTCCGTCATATTTTCCGCAAAGTATTCTGCGGGTTGCGTGTATGATATTAGTTCTACTTTCAATCCCAGAGTCCCCTAAAATATTTTCCAAAGAGTCGCAATCCATTGTCGATGCGGTCCTGTTCTTTCTGCCAACCTTCGTGGTCAAACTCGCTAGTATGGTCAGGGCCAGGAACCATCTTGAACAGGGTTGCCTTTCCGTTTTCGTCCCACTCGCATGCCTCGCGCTTCATATCAAACTTGCCGCTATGATACTTGGCCTCCCAATCGTTGCCAAAGGATTCGAAAGCGAAGATCATCTCATCCAACACCCAGTTCCATCGGGCATGGACATCTCCCTGACCCTCTTTCGCTTCATGTTCTCGGTAGAAGTCAAATGTCTTTTGTTCATCCCATTCCTCTGTTGAGGTAGTTCGAAGATGTTCGGGCACGTCCTCCATATCTACCTGATGCGAACCATGCTGGGTTTCCTTCAGTTGCTTGAGCATGGGAAGCACGATCAAGGCAAGCGTGGAGTCCATGTTCCAGGTATCATACTGGTCGATCTTTACATAATTGATTTTAGGATGTACGAAGTCTAAGAACTTCTGCCAACCCAGGCAGACTGGTTCTAACCGTTTGACCCACTTCTCGTATTTGTTGTTTGGATCGTCATCGAGATTGAAGATCGCGTCCTTGTCCTTCTCCCAGAAGCAGACTTTCTCGAGGATAGTGTAGGGCGAGAGCCAATGATTCCTATAATTACTCAGATATACTTTCATCGTTTTGTTCTTTCCATGTTGTTACATTACGGAAGATTTGGTCTTTATTCCAATCTAGGAAGTAGGATTCATCCTTGCGGAATATGTCCACGATTTCATCCTCGGTCACTACTCGATGAGACACGATGGTTTCGCCCAAATGCTTTTGAGTGAACTCTTTCGCTTCTTCCATCGTGACAGTATCGAGCGCCCAGTCTTCCTTGGGTCGTCCAAATTGATCGATACCGGTAGGCACTTCAACGACATACCGTTGACGGAACTGGCTGATGGTCTCGACCAGCACAAATTGCGTCTCTTCTTTCTTCTTGGTCATAGTGTAAGATCCATCTTTGTTATCTTGCCAGTTCAAAGTATCTCCTGGCTTGAATCCAGATGCTTCTAGCATCTCATCCGTAAATTCGATGAAGTACTCATCGGTATCTTTGTTATACTGCACGGGTAAAGTCCATCGTTTATTCATTATTTCCTCACTAAAGAAAAATTTGCAGATAGGGTTACTCTATTTTCAGAACTTAAATTTTTACTAACCATATGCGGAGTATTGCTTCTAAATAATACTAGATTCGATTCTTCTGGAACTATGCTATAACTAGAAAAATTCGCCGGAGTCATTTCATCGTATTTTGGAGTATACATATCGGAAAAATAATTGTTACTTAAAAATATGGTATTGCCGCTATTTTTGGTTACCTTTACATAATATACCATACTAAAATGACTATTAGGGTGTATATGATATTCTTGAAAAGAACCAGGAATACCTAGATTTATCCAAGCATCGTCCCAAACAACTTTATGAGTTTTTAATCCAAATTCTTCAGCAAAACATAAAACTTTGGTTTCTATTATATTTTTTAGATTAAAAAAATTACTATCTTTTTTCAGACAATAATCGCACATCAATGTACTAAAAGTATCGCAAGGCCATTGTAAATGAAAATCCTTACTAGATTTAGTATCCTTTAACTCCAATACTTTATTATAAAGGTATTCATTGGTTTTATCAAATCCATTTAAATGTTCTTTAAAAACAATTTCCATAAACATTATGGATATCATTTAACACCTCTTCCATTCTGTAAATTTAATTTTTGCCTGAAGCCCATTAAAAGTATTTTGGTTAATCAATTTTAGTGGGTCTTTTCCTGCAAGGACAATATCATTTATATCTTTAGAATCTAAGTTCTGAGGCCATATAACCACATTATAATTGCTATCGATCACTTTGTCAAGCAATTTACATACTTCTTTATTCCTGGGCTGGTTATCAAAAATTACGACCATATTTTCTTTTGGTATGTCCAGGGACTGAAGTTTGCCAAAAGTTGTTCCTGATACTGCTATGGAATTCGGAAGGAATAAACTATCAATTGGTCCCTCAGTAACATATATCTTTTTGGTTTTATCTATGGCATCCAAACCAAACACTAATAGGTTATCCTCTTTTATTTTTATGGTAACATATCGAAGTGTTTCATTCCTAAGAGCTCTGCACGTCGCCCCCGTTAACTGACCATTAGAGTCAAAGAACGGTATGACCAGCCTAGGCTCAATCGTTTTTATTTGATCTTTGTAGGATTGGTTTAATTGTACTATATCCTTTATGTTTTCAATATAGTATAGCCGACTAAATGCTGACCTAGGTATCTTTCTTTTTAAACAGAACTCCACTGCCTCATTAGTATCGGGCAAGGTATCCAACCTATCTAAGAGATCATCTATTAGCTTAGTTTTTGGTTTATTAAACTTAGGTTCTTCCATTACAAAAGAATTGGCAGACTTTTGGTGTGGCTTATTTAGAGGTAAGCCTTCGCTATATCTTTCAAGGACATACTGACCATATAAAGATTGATTCAAATTTTTAAGAAATGTGCCAAAGTGCTGAGATGCACCGCAGTTATGGCACTTATAGAATAACTCATTTTTAACCGCGTAAAAGTAACCCCGGGCCTTATTCTTTTTGGCTGAGGAGTCCCCGCAGATTATGCATCTGCAATTGTAGAGATTATCCTTCTTCTTTTTGAATAGGGGTAGTTGACTTCCGATCAAATTCAAATATTTTAAATCGACAAATAAAGACAATGTAAGACTCCTTTTGAGTCTTTAATTATATAATACTTAGAACAGTTTTTCTAGTCTTAAGTGAGCCAAAACATAACCAACAACAATCGCCCCGCCCATTATCATCCATTTCCATTTTTCGATGTGGCTTATCATTTTCTTTATTTCTTCATTTTGCCTGTCAGAATCTTTGACATGCTCATCTAGTTTTTCCATGACCTTTTCATGTTTTATTTCAATATCCTCATGCAGGTCATCTCGCAGTTCGCTGATTCGATGGTGTAGGGTATTATAGTTTGCTTCTATTTTGCCCTCGATCTTTTCAAGATTGTGGCTAATTCCTGAGACTTGAGTTTCCAGTACGGTCACCCTAGTCTCAGTATCTCTTGAATTGTCCCTTCCATTGGCCAGTTCTGCTGCCATTCCTAAACCTTTCTAGGTTTACGCCCTCTTGAGGTTGTTGTTTTGACAGTAGTTGTTCTAGGTTTGCGAGTCTTTTTAGCAACTTCTTTGATCTCTTCCTTGACGTTCTCTACTATCTGCTCTGCATCCTTAAGATCAATTTTGCCATCATTGTTCACATCTAATTTTTTAGGTTCTCGGCTGATGTAAAGTAATGCGACTACAACTACCGCAACGATTAAACCAAGTAATATATCCATCTTTATCTCCTAAACATTGTATTTAATTTTCTATATTTCTTTTGAGCCTTCTTACTTACCGGAGGCTCATCTGGGGGTAATCCTGCAACCCCCGGCGTGACCGCAGCATTATTTGCTGCCACGCCACCTACTGCACCCGCACCCATTTCTTCTGAAAACTGTTTGAACGTGAACAGTTTCTTTTCATTAAGTGCCGATTCGACGATCTGTATTTCCTCGGTCAAATCATCCTTCATTTTATTTATAAAACGTAATTCTAAGTCTGTGGATTCTCTTTGCTGTTCGTAATCTTCTTTAATTAAT